GAACCTCTCTGGCGCATCAGTTTAAATGTTAAGCCAGAGGGTCAGTACTAATTAGCGAACTGGAACGGTACTGACAGCGCTATCAGCCCATAAGCCGAAGGGTCTAAATGACCCTAGGCTTATTAACCAGTCGCTAACCTATATATGTACTCATCATAAAAGATTTTCCCGTACAGAAGTATCCCCCATACTAGTACCAGTTTGTCCTATTTTGTACTGATTTTTTGCATACTAAAAAAAATACTTTAAAACAAACCGTTCGTTTTACCTGTTTGAACGGGTTATACTATATAGAGGCTGTTTCTTTTCTTAACAGTAGCAAGTCCTTGGGGGACTTGCGTTACAGACTGTATCTAACAACTGTTACAACTAATGAATACGGGACAGGACTATGAGTTTTGAAAAAGGGGGTAATAACCCTAGAACCCATGCTATGGCAGGAGCAAAGGCTAAAGTATTAGCCCTTGTATCTGAGGGACACTCTGTCCATAAGGCTATGGAGATATGCGGCAAAAAACCTGACACCGTTAGAATATGGATGCTTAGGGATAAGAAGTTTGCTGCTGACCTAGTAGATGCCAAAGCAACCGCAAAGGATGCTTCTTTAGCAGCCCTAGGTATCCCAAAAGAAGAAATAGATTTCCCAAAGTTTTCCGAGATATTCTTGCAGCAAAAATTATTTCCACACCACCAAGATTGGATTGACTTACTAGAGGACCGTGAGCCTTCGTGGCTACACCCTAGTATGGTTTACGAAAAGGCTGACCCAGCCCGTCTATTGGTTAACGTGCCACCTGAGCACGCCAAGAGTACAGTCATTACCGTAAACTACTCCACATATCGTATCGCTCTCAATCCTAATGTCCGCATTATTGTGGTTTCTAAGACGTTAGTCAAAGCACGTGAATTCGTGTACGCTATCAAGCAGAGACTCTCCCATCCACGCTGGTTAAAGTTGCAAACAACTTTTGGCCCCGAAGGTGGTTGGAAAGAAGATTCAGACACTTGGCGAGTTGACACCGTCTATCTTGGGAGCGATGCACGAAATTCTAGTGAAAAGGACCCTACCATCCAAGCACTGGGTATGGGTGGGCAAATCTATGGAGCACGTGCTGACCTCATCATTCTAGATGACTGCATCACTACAGCCAACGCTCATGAGTGGGATAAACAAATCAACTGGCTACAAAAAGAAGTTATTACCCGTCTGGGTAAAAACGGTAAGTTACTAATTGTAGGGACACGAATTGCAGCGCAAGACTTCTATAAAGAACTCCGAGAGACCAAGCATTGGTCTGGGGGTAAAAGCCCTTTTACTTATATGGGTATGCCTGCTGTTTTGGAGTATTCAGAAAAGGCTGAAGATTGGAAAACGCTTTGGCCAAAATCGGACGTTGCGTGGGATGGCGATGATGAGGTACCTGACGAAGAAGGACTCTTCCCGAAATGGGACGGATTAACATTAAAGAGAAGACGCAGTGAAGTAACTCCATCTACATGGGCTTTAGTGTATCAGCAGGAGGATGTCGAAGAAGATTCTATCTTCCCACCCGCATTGGTGCAAGGCAGTACTAATGGTTTAAGAAAGAAAGGTCCATTGCGCCAAGGCGCGGTGGGACATCCTACTAATGTAGAAGGTTACACAATTATTGGATTTGACCCTGCTATGGGTGATAAGGCCCATGCTGGCTTTGTAGCAGTTACTTATAACAGAATAGATTCTAGGATATATGTTTTAGATTGTATTAACATGGCTGAACCTAATCCCCAAAAAATTAGAAGTACGATAGAAGAACTTGTATTAAAATACAAACCACAAGAGTTTAGGGTTGAAATCAACGCCCACCAGAAAGCATACTCTTTAGATGAAGAGTTAAGGCAATGGCTTGGTATGCATGGTACAAGACTTGAATCTCATGTTACTAATAAAAATAAGTGGGACGCAGCATTTGGTGTAGCATCTATGTCTACCCTCTTTGGAACTATGCGAGAAGAAAAGTTCCAAAAGAATAATATGATTGAACTTCCATCTACCACTGACTCTGAAGGACTCAAGTCCCTTACTCAGCAGTTGATAACTTGGAAACCTAACACTAGAGGTAAGACCGACTGTGTTATGGCATTATGGTTTGCTGTGCTTAGAGCACGGGAGTTTATGCAACAAACAAATCACTTGCAAAAGTTTTCATCTAATCGATGGACAACTCGTGCACAGTCAGCCCAGAGATATACAATCAACTTAGATGAAGCCTTTTCAGAACAATGGGCTGACCAATATGGATAGGACTTAAATGTTATCAGTAGCCCAAATATCTGCAAGGGTAGAGTCGTTACGCTCACGTTCAGTAGAGCGAGATAAAAGACAACTAGATGTACTTGCTGTGCGTAAAGGACAGATATCACAGGTATACCCTGAGTTCTTTCCAGAGGGTGTAGATGCTAACGTAGTAGCAAATTTTATTGACATTGTTGCTCGTGACCTATCAGAAGTTATGGCTCCGCTACCAGCAATAAATTGTTCTGCAGCCAACCAAGTATCAGATAGAGCAAGAACCTTTGCCGATAAGCGTACCCGTATTGCAACAAATTATTTTAGTAATTCAGATTTACAAGTACAGATGTATCAAGGTGCAGACCAATACATCACATTTGGTTTCGTCCCATTCATCATTGAATTAGACGAAGAAGCGGGGCTACCGCGTATACGCATAGAAAGTCCAATTGGGGCTTACCCAGAATTTGACCGCTATGGACGCTGTATTGCCTTTGCAAAGAAATACTCACTTACACTTGCGGAACTGGTTTCACAGTATCCTGAGTTTGAAATCCAACTATTAGGCTCTGACCGTTATGAGCAGAACCTAAATGCACGTATTGACCTTATTCGTTATTACGATAAAGAGCAGTCAACCATCTTTATTCCATCACGGAATAATCTAGTTCTATCTCAAGCAAAAAATCCACTTGGTAAAATGCAGGTGGTAATAGCAAAACGTCCGTCAGTAGACGGTGAGATGCGTGGTCAATTTGATGACGTGCTAGGTATCCAACTGCTTCGTAATAGGTTCGCATTACTTGCGATGGAAGCAGCAGAGAAATCAGTACAAGCACCAATTGTTGTACCAGGCGATGTTCAAGAACTACAGTTGGGTGGAGATGCAATTATCCGCACCAACTCACCAGCAGGTGTACGCCGTGTAGATTTAAATATTCCACCAGGTGCATTTACTGAGCAACAAGTATTACTTAATGAGTTGCGCACTGGAACACGTTATCCAGAATCAAGAACTGGAAACATAGATGCATCAATAATCACGGGACAAGGCGTTCAAGCGCTTATGGGTGGTTTTGATACACAAGTTAAATCAGCACAAGCAATTTTTGCTTCTGCCCTTAAAGATGTTATCTCTGTTTGTTTTGAAATGGACGAAAAATTATTTAACGTTTTAAAAACAATTCGTGGTGTAGATGCTGGTTCACCTTACTCACTTGAGTACACACCATCAAAAGATATTAAGAGTGACTATACAGCCGATGTTCGTTATGGTATGCTTGCTGGTCTTAACCCAGCGCAGGGACTTATCTTCATGCTACAAGCACTTGGTGGTAAATTAATCTCTAAAGATATGGCTATGCGTGAGTTACCATTTGGTATTAACGTAACCCAAGAACAAGAGAAGATTGAAATAGAAGATATGCGAACTGCATTAATTGCAGCAATGCAGGCTTACTCTCAAGCAATACCGCAAATGGCAGTTCAGGGACAAGACCCAACCGCAATTGTTAAAAAAATAGCAGAGGTTATTAAAGCACGTCAAAAAGGTAAAACCCTTGAAGATGCAATAGAAGATATATTTGCACCAGAATTGCCTCCTGCTGGCGAACAACAAATGGTTGAGCAAACGTCCCCTGCTCCCGAGCAGCCACCAGGAGGTCCTACTCCAATGCCACCGCAAGGTCAAGAGAGTGCTCCAGATATTCAAAGTTTGCTTTCTAGTTTAAGTTCAAGTGGCAAGGGAACGGCTAGTGCAAGGCGTGTAATTAGAAGATAAATTAGGTAGGGGACAATGACAGCAATAGTTGGTATTCAAGGCAAGGGTTGGGCCGTAATGGCAGCCGACTCTATGATGTCCTATACAGATAGACCTTACATAGCCAAAGGTTGTGAGAAGGTAGTTAAAGTTGGTGAGTATTTAATTGCAGTAGCAGGTGATGCAATTGCAGGAGATATCCTTAATAACTTATGGCAACCACCTAAAGTAATTAAAACTCAAGACCCTGATAGATTTATGATGATTAGAATATTGCCATCTATAAAACAAACTCTAACCGAAGCAGGTTATGACCCAGCACCAAAGAATAAAAATGATGATGACTCTGGGTGGGATGCATTAATTTGTTTTAATGGAAAGTTATATCAAGTTAGTGATGACTATGGATATATGCGAGATGACAGAGGTTTATACGGAATAGGTTCAGGCGGAGCACTTGCACTTGGTGCAATAGCAACAATGGAAAATGAAGTAAAGACCCATGCTAAAGCAACTGCTGCTGCTAAGAAAGCAATTAACGTAGCAATTCAATACAATATTTGGTGTGGTGGAACAGTTAATGTTAAAACTCAATTTACTAAGTAGGAGGAAACGTGGAGCAAGGTGGATATAGAGAACCGAATAACCCAGCCCCAGTATCAGGCCCTGGCGCTCTTAGTCAACGGACTGACGGGAGTCCAACACAACCTGCAACTTATATCTCAGGATTACCACAAGGAGAAGGACAAGCAACTTACAAACAACAATTAGCAGCGCCTATGATGGGTGCTGTAAAAATGGAAGACATTGAAGGTGCACCAGTTGTAAGTAATTTATCTGCACCAACAGAATTTCCTAATGAAGAAATACATCATGGGGCATCATGGGGAGATAGTCCAACTATAAATCCTAATTCTATTGGTGGAATAAGTGGTGCTAATCCA